ACTTCGGTGGCTTCTTCCCTGCTGCTGCCGGACTCGCAGCTCCGACCAGAACGGCCAGTGCGACCGCTCCGGTTGCCAGTGCTTTGGTGATCTTCACAGGTGCCTTCTTTCGTTAGGTGTAGTGGTGCGCCTTGTTTACTTGCTCGCGTTGCGGTAAAGGGCGATTGCCCACACGACCATTACGACCGCGAGGAACAGGCCCGCAGTGAGTCCGGGGTTCATCGGTGCTCCTTTCTTTGTTGATGGATGTAACGATGATATCACATCTGCGAAGAAAGGTGTACCACCACGATGATATCCTTGCTGCATGAACGTCTACGAAGGTGTGGCGCGCCTCTCGAAGATCGACCGCATGATTTCCGAGTTCGACTCGTTGTGCGATCAGCTCGACATCGACAACGACGCCCGTGCTGGTGTCGCGCGCAAGTTCACGCCGATGATGTGCCGCCAACTCGCCGAGATCACAGGGTGCCCTCCGCCTTCTGACACAACGTGGATGACGTTGTGCGCCGTACTGGCTAGACGATGCTGATACGGTTTCCGTAGCCGCCATCGCGTCGGCTCCTTCCGACGAGAGCCCGCCCTTCGGGGCGGGCTTCGTCGTTGTCAGCTAGCTTCAGCGAATGCCACCGATCGGGAAGAAGGATCTCAACGGGCGCGGGCTCGCTCACCCGGCTCCGTACACTCGCTCGATCGTCGAGCTGTTCGGAACGCTGGAACTGAGCGGACGTGTGCTCGACCCGTTCGCCGGGACCGGGCTCATCCACGACCTCGGGCTCGAAGCCGTAGGGGTCGAGATCGAGCCGGAGTGGGCCGAGCTGCGGGAGGGGACCATCATCGGAGATGCCACGCGGCTGCCGTTCCGGGATGTCTGCTTCGACGCTGTGGTCACGTCATGCACCTATGGCAACCGCTACGCCGATCACCACAAGGCGAAGGACGGATCGCTGCGCCGCACGTACACCCACGACCTCGGGCGCGACTTGCACCAGCGCAACACCGGCAAGATGGCCTGGAAGGGTCCGGGCGTTGGGCCGTACTGCGAGCTGCACGAAGAAGCGTGGAGTGAGGTCTGGCGCGTGCTCGCGCGCGACGGCCGCTTCGTGCTGAACATCAAGAACCACATCAAGGCGGGCGTCGAACAGATGGTCACGGAGTGGCACGCCGAGCTGCTCTCGACGATTGGCTTCAACATGGTCCAGGCGCATCAGGTGTTCACGCCAGGAATGAGAGTCGGAGCCAATCGCCAACGGGTCCCGTTCGAGTCGGTCCTGGTGTGGCGCAAGCCATGATGGTGTGATATAATCGTGTTGTCGGAGGGGAGAGTCCCCGCCGGGAAGGAGTTCGCTTGACCAACAGGTGGCCCGGAGACGGGTGAGCCCCGCGAGTCAGGCGGGCGCCCTACGGACCGGAGCACGCGTTCCACCGTGCTGTGACCCCAGGCTCTGTCCGATCTACCGGTGAGCGTGCCGGTAGCACTCCTCTTGGGCATCCGTGGTGTGGGGGCCGTCTCGGTTTGCTGGTCCGAGCAGCACGAAGTCCAGGAGATGACCCGAGAGGGGACAGGCTCGTGGGGCCGAGCGTGCAGCGGCCCGAGCAGGAAACTCCCTGGAGTTCGGATTCGCGGGAGTGTGTGACACGTCGGTCCGGGGGTGGCGCCCCATCAGTGACGCAGGCGTGAAGCGGCTCTCCCCGCCCGGTGACGGAGTTGAGACCGAGTGGCCGACCAACCACTCGGGAGGCTCGCTTCGAAACCGGGCTCCTTCGCGAAACCGCCCAACGAAACGCCCTCGCGCGCGCTCGCGGGCGTACGTTGCGCGCGTGCTCGTATACGAGGACTTCGTCGAAGTAGCTCGACGATCAGCGGGACACTGGTGGGTGAAGCACACGAATCGCGGTCGACGATGGCCGTGGCTCGAACGTGCTGACGCCGAGAGCGAAGCGTGCGTAGCGCTCGTCAGGATCTGCGAGCTGTATGACGAGACCGTCGTCGTCGACATGCCACCTGAGCCGTTCGTCGCTCAACGGGTGCAGTGGGCGATGATCGACTGGCACCGCCTCGTCTATGGCCGTGGTGATTGCCCGCCGCCTCCGCTGCATTTCGATTTCGATCTGTTCGCAGACGGCGGCTGGCTTGTTGATCAAGAAGTGATCGCCGAGTTCGAGCGGATCGAAGACCATGTCATGCTCGCCCAGATGATCGATGACCTCCCCGAGCGTGAGCGCGTGGTGATGCGTGGGCGCAGCCGGGGGCTCCGGTTGGCTGACATCGCTGACGACCTCGGGCTCACCGAAGGTCGGATCTGCCAGATCGAGAAGCAAGCGCTCGCTCGGCTCGCCTGCTAGAAACGCGTTCCAAGGAACAGCTCGGGCACGGACGCCCTCTCAACCGGAGGCGTCCTTCATGCCCATCGGGGCGCATCAGCCTGTCGGCAACGCAGCGCAAGGTGGTTGCCGACCGGGTGCGACGGCACTTCACCAATACATCATCGATCGGTGGGGTGCAGGCGTTGGCAGCTTCGGGTGCTACAACCCGAACAGCCGCGCCGGATCGGGCTGGTCGCTGCACCGCGAAGGCCGTGCGATCGACGTGAGCATCGCCTCCTGGGCGAAGCAGAAAGGCGACCAGATCTTCACCTGGTGCGTCGCCAACGCCGATCACCTCGGACTGCAAGAGATCCAGTGGTCCGGGCGGATCTGGACGTCACGCAGGAATCAAGAAGGCATTCGCATTGACACGAGCGCGGCACGCGGCCTGCACTTCGACCACATCCACGTCGGACTCGCGTACGGCAATTCGTTCACCCCACCCGGCGGTGGCGGCATCCCCGGTGGTGGCAGCACGCCCCCACCCTCACAAGGAGCAGAGGACTTGGCACAAGTACCGCAAGCGGAGTGGGACGAGATCCGGAACAAGGTGCGCGAGATCGACAACACCATGCACAACAACGTCTACGGCGTGGCGATGAAGACGAACTCCATCGAGACGCTCGCGATGACCCGCAAGATCCGCGACGCGATCTTCAACAACACCTTCGGCGTGGCGCTCCAGAACATCACCATCGACACGTGGACCAAGGTCGGCGCGATGTTCGCACGAATGAAGGCTTGAGATATGATCGTTTCAACGCTGCGTTCGGGGTTCTCCCGATCGTGAGCCTCCTGGCAGCCGGGGACCCCGCCCTCCCCGGCTGCTTCCGCGCCCAAAGGAGTTTCGATGGCTGATGACCTTTCCGCCCAGCAGATGACGCCGGGGATGCTGATCGCACCAACGGACATGGCGTTCGGTGGTGGCGTGGTCTCTCCGCCCGACCAGCCGCCACTGATCAACCTACGCATCGAGACGCCGAACGGCAGCTTCGCCTTCTTCTTCTCGGTCGAGATGGCGAGCCGGATGCGCCAGATGCTCGACGACATGCTGGTCGCCGCAGGCGGGCTCACGATTCCGTCGTTGGTGCTCCCACCGGATGCAGGACGGCCCAACGGAAGCTAGGAGCGGCGGCGACCTCTGATCCCCGGTATCCTCGACTGACATGCAGGCGATCGAGCAACCAACGCTGCGCAAGGCTCGGGAGCGATTGACCGAGATCGTGCCGGACGCGGTCGAGACGCTCGCCACACTGCTTGATGACGCTGATTCGAAGGTCCGCCTTGGAGCGGCGAAGGAAGTGCTGGATCGTGGCGGACTCCCGGCACGCATGGAGTTCGAGGCAACGCTCGACACGGCCGGGCTCGACGACGCCATCGCGGGGCTCATCCTCAAGCTGGAGCGCAAGGGCACGATGCGACTCCTGCCAGACCTCGCTCCCGAGGAAGACGTCATCGACGCCGAGGTCATCGAGGAAGCAACGCTGGTCGTCGAGCCCCGTTCCCCGGAACTTCCACTCCCCGGTCTCGGTGACCTCGGGCACCCCAACGGCACCGGGAACGGCAACGGTCATGGCTGATCACCACTACACGACGCGTGACGGCGTCATGTTCGTCGCCGGGGTGCTGCTCGTTGTAGCGATCGTGCTCGCGTTCACGTCGTCCTGGCTGTTGGCGTTGATCCCGGTCCTCGCGTGCGCGGGGGCGCTCGCGGGCGCTCCGTACGTGCGCTCTCGCGTGCCTGGCCGCAAGGCGAAGGGTGTCGTCTGGTTGCTCCCGCCGACGGGCTATGGCGAAGACGACGCGACCGAAGAGGAGCCCGAGTTGATCGAGCCCCTCCCCGCTTCGATGGTGATTGGTGACGGGCTGTTCAAGCCCGACGAACGATCATTGCCTTCGTAGGCCGCTTACCGAAGCCGAAGAACTCGTCGTCTCGGCTGCGGATGATGTCGGCGTTGAAGCTGATCGTGTCACCGACTTCGGCGTCGGCGATGGCGTTGGGCTTGGTGAGCCAGACCCGCCAGCCACCCTCACCTTCGACCAGCATCTTGAACTGGATCCCGTAGTCGCTGTCCTGGGTCTTGAGTGACTTGATCACACCGACCACCAGAAGGCGCTTGCCCTCGGGGAGCGGAACCTTCGGAGTTGCGTTCAGCTCCCGCACGAAACGCTCTGCCTCCTTCTCACCGTCACGCTCGAACGCACGAGCGATGGCGTCGATCTGGCGGTCGGAGATGGAACCGTATCGCTCCAGCTTCCAACCGACATCCCGCACGAAGCCGTCGGAGAAGTGGCGAGTCCCGTTCTCGTACTCAACCTCGTACGCTGCGAAGAACTCACCGACACCGGGGCGCTCAGCGAGAAAGGCGACCTTCTCCTCGGCGATGCGCTTGCGCTCCATCGCCGTTGCGTACGCCTTCGCCAGCTTGTTCTGAGCGAGCGTGCGCTTGTCGGTGACACCGAAGTAGGTCCCGGCGCAAACCTGACCGATGTGCCAGGCGAGTCCATCGAGAGCGATGGCGACTGCCCCGTGGTTGAAGCGCGCCCCGCAGTGATCACAGGTGCGCTTGGCAACGTCGGCGTAGCGGCCGTCGTACCAACCGGCAGGAACAGGAGCGCCAACAGTGACGAATCGCTCAGCGTCAATGCCACGCTCGACGAGCGCCGCTTCGAGAGCGCGCTCTTCGGGTGCGTAGATCTTGGCCCACTCGTCGGAGCCGCCATCGTAGAAGTAGCCGATGACGTTCCAGTCAGCAGGATCGAAGTCTGCGATGTGTCGGCTGAGTTGGTTCACGGTCATCTTCCCTTCCTTGGCTACGTACTTATTATATCACATCAGCAAAGCGCCCGCACACCCTTTGTTCGTATGATATAATGAAGACATGACTCAGGAACCCACCTTCGACGAACGAGTCGAACGACTCGTCCCGCTGACGGCTTACGGACCGACTTACAACCGGTTGGTGCGTGAGTCGCTGCTCGACGCGAAGCGTGAGCAGGACCGCGACAACGAGCAGTACGCCGAGCGGTGGCTGCTCAAGGCAGAGATGCACGCGAAGGTCATCACGTTCGAGGAGTACCAGGTACTCATCGCACAACGAGTAGAAGGGAAGCTGTTGTGATCGACGAAGAGCGTTGCCCCGACTGCGGGAGCGACAAGGAGTACGTCGAGTTCGATTCTGATCGCGAAGGCATCGTCGGCTTTGCCCGATGCAGCGCGTGCGGCGAGACCACGGTCGAAGGATCGCAGGTGTGGGCCGAGTGGCTCAAGGGTCAGCGCCCGTGGCAGGAAGCGTGAGCACCACGTCGGTGTATCCCGCCGAAGACACTGTGTTCGCCAAGAAGATGCGCGGGCGCGACGTCGGAATGTCGATGCGTGATTCGACTGAGTTGATCCATCGCTACGTCCCCGACTACACCGTGCGGCGCACCTCGGGAGCGTTCGCCGCAGCGGGCTGGTGCAACTACAAGAAGAAGATCATCAGCTTGCCGCGTGATGCAGGACTGCCGTACGTGTTGCACGAACTCGCTCACGCTCTTGCTCGGGAGCACGGTCACGGGCTCGCGTTCCAGAACGCGTACATCGATCTCGTCGCCAAGGAGATGAGCCCGTGGTGGGCTCGACGCCTGCGCGCATCGTTCATCAAGCACAAGACGAAGGGATACAAGTCACTGTGAAGGCGCTCACGATCACGCTCGAAGGCGTCGGTTCCATCCGCAACGGGGACTCCGTGCGCGTGCGCCCGCGCAAGGCTCGCGGGCGAGACGGCTTCACCGGGATCTTCCGAGGTGCTGTTCTTGACGACGCCGGTTCAGTACGGTGGCTCGAAGTCTTCGGCGGGCGCAACGGTGGATTCAACGCCGTGACCCCTGAGCGAATCGAGTGGGCCACCAGTGCAGGACGAGATCACGGTACTGACGCCGACGTTGCCCGACCGGAAGGATCTGCTGGAGCAAGCAAGAGAGTCCGTCGCCGTTCAGCTTCACGCCGCCGCTGACCACGTCGTCATCACCGACGACGTCCAGGCAGGACCGGCGAAGACCCGCAACGCGGGGCTGGAGCACGTCTCCACACCGTGGACGGCGTTCCTCGACGACGACGACCTCATGGATCGTGGGCACCTCAAGCTGCTGATCGCTGAGGCCGAACGCTCCGAGGCGACCGTCGTTTGGAGCTGGTGCCGCCGCATCGACGGCGGGCCGGAGATTCCTCGGGCAGCGTTCTTCGATCCGATCGAGCTGCGCCAGGACAACTTCATCCCGATCACCGTGCTCGCTCAGACGGACGCTGTGCGCGCGGTTGGTGGGTTCGACCCAACGGCCGAACACGAAGATCACGATCTCTGGCTGCGGATGCTGGACAACGGGGCTAGGTTCAGCGTTGTACGGGCCGTGACATGGAGCTATCGGGGCCGGGAGAACGAGTGACGCCGTGGATCATGCTGGCTGTGGCAGCCGCTGTGCTGATCTTCCTCTTCCTCGTACTCGCGATGTTGCACACGTCGAAGGGCGCCGATGATCGAGTACGACGACTGCGACCCCCTTCCGATTTCGGTGTGCGTGCCCACCATCCAAGCCAGGGCGGACCGCTTGCTTCGCCGGGCGATCGAGAGCGTGCTGACCCAGCAGCGGCTACCGGCCCAGATCGTGGTGGTCCCGGATCGGGATCGCATGGGAGCGGGCCACACCCGTAACCGCTCCATCGATCTTGCTGATCAGGAGTGGACGGCGTTCCTCGACGACGACGACCTGCTGTACCCGATGCATTTGCGCGTGCTCTACGAGTGCGCGATGGAGTCGGGCGCCGACATCGTCTACCCGTGGTTCGACTGCACCGCTCCGTTGATGATCGAGCGTCACTTCCCCGACCGTGAGTTCGAGGTCTGGGACAACGACTATCCGCAGATCATCCCGGTCACCGCTCTGGTGCGTTCCGAGTTCGCCAAGCAGGCGCGCTTCGGCGTCGTCACGCGCGAGAGCATCAAGGACGGAAGCTGGGATGGTGATGACTGGCCGTTCTGGCGTGACTGCATGAAGCTCGGAGCGAAGATCGTTCACCTCCCGCTGCGCACTTGGCTTTGGGTCCATCACTACGATCGAACCGGATCGAACACGTCCGGGCTCCCCTGGCGGTGGTAGGAAACACTTTCGTGATCTCAATCGTGTTTCCCTATCGATCCGACGGCGGAGAGCGTGACCGCATCCTGACCTGGGTCGAAGCGCGCTACCGACACCAGCTCCCCGATGCGGAGATCGTCTACGGCTGCGACCACGGCGATCCGCAGTTCAACCGAGGCCAAGCCATCAACGACGGCGTCGAACAGGCGACCGGCGACATCTTGGTGATCAGCGACATCGACGTCTTCGTGCGCACGGTGAACATGCGAGGAGCCATCCAAGTCGCAGCTCGGGACATCGACAACGCCTGGGTGATCCCGTGGTCGACGTTCTACGTGCTGACCAAACCAGCGAGTGAGCACGTTCGCTACGCCAACCCCGTCGATGACATCTTGGTCGAGAACCTCGACTGGGAAGACCGTCTTCCGCCCGTTCCTCAAGGCATGTTCGTGGTCGGGCGATCGGCGTTCGAGCGTACTGGCGGCATGGACGAAGGCTTCATCGGATGGGGGTTTGAAGACAACGCGTTCGCTCACGCAGCGCGCAACACAGCGAAGCTACGCCTCTCGACACTGCCGGGCGGGTGTGGGCACATCTGGCATCCACGCACGGTCAACGATGGGTTCAGTCAGCCCAACATCGATCACAATCGTCAACGCTGGGAGACACTCAGATGCGGGTCTTAGTTGCTGGGCTCGGCAAGTTGGGCGCTCCTCTCATGGCCGTGCTCGCCAACAGCGGAGTCGAGGCGATCGGTTACGACCGCAACCCGAAGACTGTCGCCTTGATCAACGACCGCATCGCCCCCGTGGCTGAGCCTGGTCTCCAAGAGCTGATCGAGTCAGCGCCGTTCTTCACTGCCACGATCAACCCAGCAGCAGCCGAGATGTGCGACTACGTCTTCATCGTCGTGCCAACGCCATCGACGAAGCAGTCGCGACGCTTCTCGAACCGCTACGTGCTCGAAGCGATCGACGCCGTTGGGCCACACCTACAACCCGACACCGTCGTCGTCGTCAATTCGACGGTGATGCCGGGCTCGATGTCGGGAGTCATCCGACAGTCGCTCCGTGACAGCACGCATCACGACGAAGAGTTGGGTCTCTGCTACAACCCCGAGTTCATCGCACTGGGCGAGGTCATCGACGGAATCCGTCATCCGAGCTTCGTGCTGATCGGTGCAGAGCAGCAATGGGCTGCGGACCGCCTTACCGACCTCACGCGCAAGTTCGTCTCTCCGGTCACGACTCCGGTCAAGATCATGTCGTCGATCGATGCTGAGATCACGAAGCTGGCGCTCAACAACTACGTCACAATGAAGATCAGCTTCGCCAACGCCATCGGCGAGCTGTGCGATCGCAACTACGGCGCTGACGCCGAGACGGTGCTCAACGCAGTCGGGCTCGACTTCCGAGTGGGTCAGCCCTACCTGCGACCGGCCACGGCCTACGGCGGACCGTGTTTCCCGCGCGATGTTCGAGCGTTCCAGGCATTGGTCGATGACGACCACATCCTTGGAGCGTTCGCTCGCGCGACCGAATCAGTCAACGACCACCAGACTGAACGCATGATCACCAAGCTGCTCGCTACCGGCAAACGCACCTTCGCTGTCCTGGGTGTGAGCTACAAGCCGGGGACGGCTGTCGACGACGAATCGCCAGGGCTCCACCTGGCGGCGCGACTCGTCGAACAAGGCATGACAGTGTTCGTTCACGAACCGGCGCTCGGGCACGAGAATCCGTGCGACCTGATTCGCCAAGCTGATGTCGTCGTCGTGATGACTCCGGATCAACGCTTCCGCGGGATCGAAGAGTTCGGCGAGAAGCGACTGTTGCTGGATCCGTGGCGGATCATCAAGGGTGACCAGTGGGATCGGATTCCGTGGGGAGGAACAGCGTGAGGGTCACCTACAGCGCTCTCGGGAAAGTCGGTCGCCTCGGAAACCAACTGTGGCAGATTGCGTCGACAGCAGGCATCGCTGAGCGGCGCGACGCTGTGCCGATGTTCGACCCTGGCTGGATCTACCGCCCGTGGTTCTGCATCCCTGATGAGTTCTTCGAGTACGACGGCAAAGACGACATCGTCGACTCGACATGGATGTGCGAAGAGCTGGACCTTCGCGCGCGCCCGTACCTCCAGCGATACTCACTCATGGAGCCTGTTGCCGCTCAAGTGCGCGAGTGGTTCCAACCGAGCGATCTAGCGATGGAGCTGATCAACAAGCACCGCGGACTCATCCCCGGACCAGGACTCACCACGGCAGTCCACGTCCGCCGCGGTGACAACTTGCTGCCTGATCACGACGGCTACTACGAGGTCCCCGGTGAGAGCTACTACCGGCGTGCGCTCGGGCACTTCGATGGCTACCCGGTGTTCTTCTCCGACGACATCGACTGGTGCATGAAGACGTTCCAGGATCTCGACGCTGTGTTCATCGTGCCGAACATCCTCACGGTTCCCGAGGATGGAATCGGAGAACGCGTCACTCCGGCGCTCGACTGGCTCGACATGCAGCTCATGGCACTCTGCGACTACCACGTCATCTCGAACTCGACGTACTCATGGTGGGGAGCGTTCCTCAGTGGTGATGCTGTCGTAGCGCGTCCGAAGTGTTGGTTCGGTCCGAAGATCGACTGGACCAACGTCGACTTGATGATGCCGAAAGGATGGTTCGACGTTCCGTGCTGATGAACTTCAACGAGCTGGTCACCAAGCACAACATGCGAATCAAGAGGGTTCTGCATGTTGGTGGGCACCTTGGTGAAGAAGCGAACGACTACCGACACAATGGCGTTCGTCACGTCACTTGGGTCGAAGCAGATCCGATCGTCGCTCGCGATCTTGAACGAGCGGTGCGACGCTTTCACCACCGAGTGATCAACGCACTCGTCACCGATCAAGACAACGTCGAGATGGAGTTCTACGTCACGAACGAGCAGAGCCTCTCGTCGTCGGTGCTGCATTTCGGTACGCACGCGAAGACGTCGCCGGACATGGTCGTCGAAGAAACGAAGGTGCTCACGTCACGCACGATCAACTCGCTGATGGCCGAAGGATCGCAGCGAGACTGGCGAGAGATCGACCTCCTGAACATGGACGTGCAAGGTGCTGAGCTGATGGTGCTGCGTGGGGCGACAGATCTGTTGCCTCAACTTCGCTACGTGCTCAGTGAAGTCAATCACCAAGACGTCTACCAGAGCTGCGCTCAGATCGAACAACTCGACGCACTGTTGCTTCCGTACGGACTGGTGCGCATGGACACGTACTTCACGATGGACGGCTGGGGCGACGCGCTCTGGGTCAAGCGAAAGGAACTCGCGAGTGATCAAGGTGCTAGTGACGGGCTACAACTGCCCTGAGTGGATCGGAAGGGGACTGGCGAGCGTTCGTGACCAAGATCTCGATGAACCGTTCGAGGTCTGTATGGTCGACGATGGATCGACCGACCCAGCGCAACGTGAAGCAATGCTGGCTGTGCTCGACACTGTCCCAGAAGTTCAGACGTGGCATCTGCTGCTCCGAGGATCGAACCGCAAGGCGACGTTCTCCGTGCAGCAGGCGATGATCATCCTTGACCCCGACCCCTACGACATTGTCGTGCTGCTCGATGGTGACGACTACCTCGCCCCGTGGGCGCTCTCGTACTTGCGCGACATGTACGAACGCGATGCCAACTGTTGGCTGACCTACGGACAGTACGAGCCCGTCCCACACAACACCGGGCAAGTGCTTGCGTCCGCGTACCCGCGTGAGGTGCTTGATCGTCGCACGTTCCGTCAGCACCCGATCGTCTTCAACCACCCTTACAGTTTCCGCTACTTCCTCTTCTCGAAGGTGCGGATAGCGGACGCGCAAGACGCATCGGGAAACTGGTTCCGCGCTGGGATGGACCAGGTGTACCTCTACCCGATGTTGGAGATGGCTGGGAAGCACCACATCCGGTTCATCGACAAGACGCTCTACTACTACAACGCTGTGAACCCGCGGAGCGAGACACACATCCAAGACGAGGAGCCGAATCCAGGAGAGCTGATTCGGTCCCTTCCGAAACGCGAATTGCTTCGACACCGCCCGTAAAGTCACGCTCCATGTGGGCAGTGACCGGGGCCGGGGGCTTCATCGGCGGGCACATGGTGAAGCGACTCATCGCGATGGGCGAAGACGTTGTCGGCATCGACCAGAAGTCGATCATGGACTGGTATCAGGTGCCGAGCGGCGAGGCGTGTCGCGCTGGCGTGAACCTCAGTCACGTCGACGACGCTGTGAAGGCACTGCACGGTGCCAAGCATGTGATCCACCTCGCCGCTGACATGGGCGGGATGGGCTTCATCGAGACGCACAAGGCCGAGTGCATGTTGAGCGTGCTCAGCTCGACGGCGGTGCTGATCGGAGCGGCCCGCAACCAGGCTCACGGGCTCTTCTACGCCAGCTCGGCGTGCGTGTACCCCGGCTACCTCCAGGACACCACGGGGGTGGCTGATGGGCTCCGTGAGGCTGATGCCTACCCGGCGATGCCCGAGGACGGCTACGGGTACGAGAAGCTCTTCTCTGAGCGGATGTCCCGGCACTTCATGGAAGACTTTCACCTTCCGACTTTCGTGGGCCGCTACCACAACGTCTACGGACCGCACGGGACGTGGGAGGGCGGGCGCGAGAAGGCGCCAGCGGCAATCTGTCGGAAGGTGATCGAGGCGAAGCTCAGCGGGATCCACGACATCGAGATCTGGGGCGACGGTGAGCAGACCCGGAGCTTCATGTACGTCGACGACTGCGTCGAAGGCACGCTGCGCCTCATGCGCTCGGACTTCCATGACCCCATCAACATCGGGTCCGATCGGCTAGTGACGATCAACGAGCTGGTGACGATCGTGGAGAAGATCGCGGGGATTTGGCTGGACAGGCACTACAAGCTGGATGCACCGTTGGGTGTGCGCGGCCGGAACTCCAACAACGAGCTGATCCGTGCGACGCTCGGGTGGGAACCCAAGGTCTCGCTCGAAGACGGGATGGCCGAGACGTACGACTGGATCTACTCTCAGATCACTCAGTGATCGTTGACGGAAGGAAGATCCTGTGCGCGTGAAGATCTTCCCTGCTGATCGAAGCGGGTGCGGCTACTACCGCTGCATCTTCCCCGCCCGAGCAGTGCAAGCGTCGGGTAACGAGCGAGTCGAAGTGTTCGTCGTCGATGACGACGAGAACCAGGACATGATCCTCAACGCGAAGTTCGGTGGAACGGTCGGTCGACCGCAGATCTTCGAGATCGACAATCCCGAGTGCGACGTGTTGGTGTTGCAGCGTCCGATGGACCGCAAACTCGTCGAAGCGATTCCGCTCATCCAAGCACATGGAACGGCCGTGGTGGTCGAGATCGACGATGACTTCGACACGCTCTCGCCGAAGAACCCGGCGTTCCGTGCAGCGAGTCCACGATTCAGTCCCGAGTCCAACTCGATGTGGTTCGGGCTCGCTCTCCAGACGTGTGACTACGTGATCACCTCGACCGAAGCGCTGCTCAAGCGCTACGGCCAACGTGGCAATGCCTGCTCGATCTCCAACTACGTCCCCGAGAGCTACTTCAAGACCGAGCCGTACACCAAGGGGATTCGAGAGGATCTCTGGATCGGCTGGCCGGGCAACCCGTTCTCGCATCCTGGTGATCTCGAAGTGGTGTCAACGTCGGTTCGCGACGTGATGCGTGAGCACGACAGCACCTGGCTCTACACCGTTGGTCACGATTCCACGATCAGTCGCTTCCAGTGTGATGAGTTCACTCCCGCGCGCACGCACGTAGCGCACTGGTCACCGTTGCTGGAGCATGCTCAATCAACATGCGAACTGGATGTCGGACTTGCTCCACTATCTCGCGTCCCGTTCAACACGGCGAAGAGCTGGATCAAGCCGTTGGAGTACGCAGCGCTCGGGGTCCCGTTCGTTGCATCGCCCACGCGAGAGTACCGGCGACTCCAGAAGCTGACGGGCGTTGGTGAGATGGCCGAATACCCGATCGACTGGAAACTCAGTCTGGGCAAGCTCGTCAGTGATGATGACTACCGAGCTGAACGTGCGGCGCTCCAGCGCGAAGCTGTGCGCACGCTGACCTACGAAGAACACCTCGACGAATGGGTGAACGCGTGGTCAATGGCTATGGCATATCGATCGGCCCGGTGAGCGGACGAGATTGGGTCCCACACCGGGGTGGGTGGTGTTTCGGCAGCTTCGTGCGCGTGTACGGAGGCCGCGACTTCGAGGTCGCCGTTGTCCACGTCGAAACCGGAATCTACTTCCGGATCACGGCCGGTCCTACGAGAGACGACGTCGTGGCCGCAGCGCATGACGGGATCGACCGAGAGCTTGATCGTCGGGCTCGAAAGCTCGGAGAACCCGACTGCGAGGTCACGGTGCTGACCAAGATCACTCGTAGGATGGTCGTGTGACCATCCCAACGAACCCCGTGCTCTGCTGGGCGTGCAGTCGCTACGACCGGTCTTCGTCTGACCTCATCCAGACATGTGAAGCGTTCCCCGATGGGATCCCCGTCGCGATCAACCCCTTGGGTGCTGATCATCGTCAGCCCGTAAAGGGAGATCACGGGCTGCAATTCGTTCTTCAAGATGGGTACAGCGAGTTGTTGTCTGACTACGAGGATGCGCAAGGCGGATAGATGGCTGCGCTCGACAACTGGCGCGAGTGGGATCCCGACAACAAGGCCGAGCTGCTCCGCCGTCTTCGACACGACTGGAAGTTGTGGGCGCGTGACGATCAGCTCCCGCCAACTAACGACGAGTGGCTCGTCTGGATGCTCATGGCCGGGCGTGGATCGGGCAAGACGCGCGCGGGAGCTGAGTACGCACGCGAGAAAGCGGAGTCGCACCCGAAGTGGCGCGTTGGTGTCATCGCACCAACGCATGGCGACTGCCGTGATATCTGCTTCGAGGGCGAGTCCGGGCTCATGGAGATCATCCCACCCGGCAACATCGAGCACTACAACCGATCGAATCTGGAGCTGATCCTGCGCAACGGCAGCCGGTTCAAGGGCTACTCCGCTGAGAAGCCTGACCGCCTCCGTGGTCCTCAGCACCATCTGCTGTGGTGCGAGGAAATCGCAAGTTGGCAATTCCCCGAGACGTACGACCAGGCGCAGTTCGGTCTGCGCTTGGGCGAGCGCCCGCGCACGATCATCACCACTACGCCGCGACCGACGCAGTTCATCAAAGACTTTGTCGAACGCTCCGAAGAGGAACCGAACTATGTCGTCATCTCGCGAGCGTCGACGTTCGACAACGCTGAGAACCTCCCGCAATCTCAACTTGACGAGCTGCGTCGTCGATACGCCGACACCTATCTTGGTCAACAAGAGCTGTATGGCGCACTCATCGACGACATTGAAGGCGCACTTTGGAAGCGAGCGGTGCTCGACGAGACGCGCATCACGCTCGCGCAACAGCCGCAGATGTCGCGTGTGGTGATCGGTGTCGACCCCGCAGTCACGTCGAACGAGAAGTCAGACGAGACCGGCATCATCGTGTTGGGCAAGGGGGTTGATGGTCAGGGCTACGTGCTTGGCGACTACTCACTCCGAGGCACACCCGACCAGTGGGCGCGCAAGGTTGTCGAGGCGTATCACGCGCATCGTTGCGACCGCGTCGTCGCCGAGGTCAACAACGGTGGCGAGATGGTGAAATACACGCTGCGAACGATCGAGTCGTCACTGCCGGTCAAGACCGTCACGGCCACCCGTGGCAAGGCCGTGCGTGCCGAACCGATCAGTGCGATGTACGAGCAGCGCAAGGTGCATCATGTCGGAATCTTCGGGGCGCTTGAAGATCAGATGTGTAGTTGGATTCCTGGTGAGACAGTCGGGCGCCGTGTCAAGAGTCCTGACCGCGTTGACGCTCTCGTCTGGGCTGGTCACGAACTTCTTCTCAAGTCTGGCGTGCCCAGCATGGCGGTCGCCCGACCCCGATGATATCGTCGCCGCTTCGTGGATAGCGAGATCAGCTTCAAGATCAAGGGGCACGCCGGTGCCGGTTGGTGGTGCGAAGAAACCACTGACAAGGAGCGAGTTCTCCGGGTGATGTCCACGCGCCTGAAAGACCGCACTGGGGCCGGTGAAGTCCTGATCGACGTGCAATGCTCGGAACTTCCTAGCCCGGAAGGTGATCGTGGCAACGACGCTCAACAAGCGTGAGACGATCCTCCACACAGCACAACGCTCGAAGTCGGGCGTGGCGTTGGAGGACATGGTCGATCGATGCGATGCGTCGTTGACCTACGTGCGCGCGGTGTTGCGTGACGCTGGTTACACGCCGACCGGGAAGCTGCGTTCCGGCAAGATCGTTTGGTCTCGCTGACGTAACGAACCGTCGACGTACGCCGACGGCTGTCATCGGAGCGTGTGATCACGCCACGTTCCGGATCCCCCCATCAGGAGAAACTGTGTGCCGTTTGCTACCCAGAAGAGTTTCGTTGCCACCTTCATCATCTGCGTAGCGGCGCTCATCGCGATCGCTGCGATGAGCACTACCGCTTCAACAAGAGAGCCTGTTCGAGCACAGCTCCAGGTTCGCAGTACCCAACCCTGCTCGATCGGTTGTGAGTGGGGGCCAACAGTTGCAGCGTCGTTGCAGCAGAAGCAAGACGTTCGCGATGCTGTGTTCGCCGCCATCGTTGAACAACAACGACTCGCTGCTGAACAGGCTGCGGCGGAAGAAGAAGCTGCGGCAGAAGCTGCGAAGCGAGCATCCCGCTCGTCGTCCACACGATCCACAACGTCATCCACAATGTCATCCACAATGTCATCCACAGAAGGTGGAACGGCGTGCGCGATTCCCGCGTACATCTGTGACCGCGAGTCGGGTGGTGATCTGACCGTCTACAACCACCAGGGCTCAGGGGCGTCGGGGAAGTACCAGTTCATGCCAAGAACCTGGAACGGCTACGGCGGCTACGCGAACGCTGCGGATGCTCCCGAGGCAGTGCAGGATGCGAAGGCAACGGAGCTATGGGCCGGTGGAGCAGGTTGCGGCCACTGGTCCGCCTGTTGATCGCGAAACAGGCGCGCGGAGCCGCGCGCGCGTGAACCCTCAGGTCTAGGATCGGCGACACTCCGGTCACAGTCTTGAAGGGGCTCAGATGGCAGATACACACGTTTCCTCCCCGCTCCGCCGACACTTCTCGGTGAGCGGGGAGGATCCGTACGCGCAGGTTGAGTGGGAGATCAGCACTGCGCAGGTCGGCACGTTCGTGCAGGAGAACGTGTGCTTTCCGAAGACGTGGTCAGCCGATGCTCGCAACATCGTTGCTCAGAAATACTTCCGGGGAACGCTCGGCACACTGGAGCGTGAGACGTCACTCCAGCAGGTGATCGAGCGCGTCGTCACGACGATCGTGAAGTGGTCGTTGGCGGACCGCGGCTCCCTCTCCGACCCTCAGATCGAAGATGTGCTCGCTGACGAACTGCGCACGCTCATGCTCGATCAGCGCATGGCGTTCAACTCGCCGGTGTGGTTCAACCTCGGTGTTCCCGGTGAGGTGCAACAGGGCAGTGCGTGCTTTATCCTCTCCGTTGACGACGACATGGACTCGATCCTGAACTGGATCCACGAAGAGGGCCGGATCTTCAAGCACGGATCCGGTGCTGGTGTGAACCTCTCCAAGATTCGTGCGAGCAGTGAACACCTCAAGGGCGGAGGCACCGCGAGCGGGCCGGTGAGCTTCATGCGGGGCGCTGACGCGTCGGCCGGGACGATCAAGTCAGGCGGCAAGACGCGCCGCGCCGCGAAGATGGTCCTGCTCGACGTCGATCACCCCGACGTCGAAGAGTTCATCTGGTGCAAGGCGAAGGAAGAGCGCAAGATCCGTGCGCTCGAATCGGCGGGCTTCGACATGGGGCTCAACGGCGAAGATGCTCACTCGGTGCAGTACCAGAACGCCAACAACAGCGTGCGCCTCAGCGACTCATTCATGGAGGCAGCAACGGCCGCTGGAGATGCCCCGTGGACGCTCACACCCAGGGTCAACGGTGACAACACCCAGGTCTCAGCGCACGACCTGCTCCACCAGATCGCTCAGGCAGCCTGGGAATGTGCTGATCCCGGCGTGCAGTTCTCGGGCACGATCAACGGATGGCACACGCTCAGCGCCCACAGCCCGATCAACGGCTCGAACCCGTGCAGCGAGTACCTCTCGATCGACAACTCGGCGTGCAACCTCGCCTCGATCAACCTGCTCAAGTTCCTGCACACCGACTCCACCTTCGACATCGAAGGTTTCCGCCAGGCTGTGCGGATCACCATCACCGCGATGGATGCGATCGCCGGGAATGCCGACTACCCGACCGAAGCAATCGGCGAGAACACCCGCAAGTTCCGCCAGCTCGGTCTCGGCTACACCAACCTCGGTGCGCTGCTCATGGCCGTCGGCGTGGCGTACGACTCCGACGACGGGCGCGCCATCGCCGGTGCGATCACCTCGTTGATGTGTGGACAGGCGTATCTCCAGTCGAGCGTGCTCGCAGAACGCACCGAACCGTTCTCGGAGTGGGACAAACACAAGTCAGCGACAATGGGCGTGCTACACCGACACACCGACGCAGCGAAGCTCGAACACCAGACGCAACGTGCGCGTAACGGAGCTGCTCATCCGCTCATCGCTCCGGTGTTCCGCGCAGCAGTCGACGACTGGGAGTCAGTCGTCATCGAAGCTGATCGCGTGGGCGTGCGCAACGCTCAAGCGTGCGTGCTTGCTCCCACGGGGACGATCTCCTTCTTCATGGACGCAGACACGACTGGCATCGAACCCGAGTTCGCGTTGGTGAAGACGAAGACGCTGGTCGGTGGCGGCACGATCGAGACAGTCAACCGAGGCATGGTGCAAGCGCTCACGAATCTTGGCTACAACCACATCGAACGAGACACCATCTACGAGTACCTCTCGACCCGTGGCGAGTTGGGCGGGCTGATCCGAGACGAGCATCGCGAGATCTTCGCCACGTCTGTCGGAGCGGACGCCATCCACTACAGCGCTCACGTCAAGATGCTCGCCGCCGTGCAACCGTTCCTCTCTGGGGCAGCGAGCAAGACCGTGAACCTCCCCGAAGACGCCACGGTTGCGGACTTCATCGACGTAATCACCACGGCGTGGGAGACCGGCGTCAAGTGCTTGGCGCTCTACCGAGACAACTCGAAGGCGACCCAGCCTCTCAACATCGGCATCGAGAAGACAACCGCGGTGCTGGCCGAGCCCGCACGCAAGAAGCTCGAAACTCAGCGTCGGGCGCGCACGTACAGCTTCCATGTTGGCGAGTGCAAGGGCTACATCACGGCGGGAGAGTACGACGACGGCAAGCTCGGTGAGCTGTTCATCAAGGTGGCGAAGAACGGATCGACGCTCGCCGGGATCATGGACAGCTTTGCTATCAGCGTCAGCCTCGGACTCCAGTACGGAGTTCCGCTCGCTGCGTACGTCGACAAGTTCATGCACACTCGCTTCGAGCCGATGGGCATGACCAACGACTCCGACGTGCGCATCTCCAGCTCGATCGTCGACTACGTCTTCCGGCGCCTTGCTCTCGACTACCTCAGCTCCGACGAGCGAGAGACGCTCGGCATCGTCTCGACCGGTGAACAGATTCAGCAGATGGTTGCTCAGGACATCGAGAGGCCCTCGGCGGCTCAATCACTCGGCGTTGTCTGCACCGAGTGCGGGTCTGGGATCCTCCGCCGTGCAGGTTCGTGCCTCTCATGCGAAAGATGTGGCGCGAGTACCGGTTGCGGGTGATCGTCCACTGATACCCTCCCCGTTCAGGAGGGCGGAGGGGTACGGAGGACGTCCGGTTGGACGTGGTGATCAAGGGGGACCTGGAGCAGTCTGAGCTGTCCTGGTTCGAGCGAGGTGCGTGTCGTGGCCGCGGCCCTGATAGCTGGTACGTGGTCGATGAGAGCGACCCCGACGAGTCCCGAGAGACTCCTCAGCGGTACGAGCGCGCCGTTAGCATTTGCGACGTCTGCGTGGTGAAGACAGCGTGCCTCGACTACGCGTTGGAGCACCGGGAGTGCTGCGGCATGTGGGGCGGGAAGACCCGCTCGCAGCGGTTCTCGATCATTCGTCGACGGCGCAAGGCGGCGAAGAAGGCGGCGAAGATCGAGTTCGCCGAGACCGCTCCCGGCGTCTTCGAGATCCGATGATCGACGGGATCACTTTCGTCGTGCTCGCTCTTGGAGCATTCCGCATCACGCGTCTCATCGTCGTAGACACGATCCTCGATGACGCTCGGGAGGCCACAGTCGGTCGGCTTGACCCCGATGGGAAGCTGGCCGAGCTGTTCGGATGCCCGTGGTGCATCGGATTCTGGATCTGCATCGTCATCGCGATCATCTGGATGTTGGCCCCAATAAACACCGAGCGAGTCATGTTGCCCTTCGCACTGTCGGCCATAGTGGGGCTCGTCGCGACCAACTTGGAGTAGCCCGTGGCGTTGAACCCGTTCCGGAGACGAGCTGATCCGTCTCCGCGCGTCATCCGAGCTGCCGCCCAGCAAGTCTCCATCGGGGACTTTCAACAGGCACAGCAGCTTGCACTGACGCGCCAAGCGTGGCAACCGCGAGCGTGGGGCTACTACCACAGTGTTGGCGAGATCCACTACGCCGCGCAGTTCGTCGGCAACGCACTCAGCCGCATCCGTCTCGTCGGAGCGGAGATGGAACCGCCGACCAACAAGGAAGACGCTCCCGAGCCCATCCCCACGAAGGACAAGAAAGTTCAAGAAGCCGTCGACGCATTGCAGTCTGAGCGCGGCGGTCAGTCGTCGTTCATGCGCAACCTTGGGATCAACCTCTTCATCCCCGGCGAAGCGTGGTTGCTCGGTTACGAGAACGATGACGGCGACACTGTGTGGGAAGTGCTGTCGATCAACGAGCTGATCATCCAGCCCGGCGACTCCAGCGCGTACCGCCGTCACACGCCCAACTCTCCACCGATGCCGCTCAACAAGGACGCGTTGCTGATCCGCGTGTGGCAGGAAGATCCGCAGTGGTCGTACCTCGCCGATTCAGCGATGCAGACGATCATGGACGAGTGCGAGAAGCTCATCGCACTCACGAAGGCTGACAAGGCGATCTCGCGCTCGCGATTCGCAGGTTCCGGCTTGCTGTTCATCCCGAACGAGCTGGTGCCTCCGGCTGAGCAGCCCGACGGATCCGGAACCGATGTCGACGCCGCAGAGAACCCGCTCTTCAAGCAGCTCACCGAAGCGATGATCGAGCCGCTCAAGAACGAGGGCCACCCGTCGTCGGTCGTCCCCGTGGTGTTGTTCGGCCCGAGCGAGTACGGGGAGAAGATCAAATACTTCTCGTTCGAGCGCGAGGCCGACAAGGCGAGTGAGCAACGACGTGACGCAGCGATCACGCGCATCGCCACGGCGATCGACCTCCCGCCCGAGATTCTGCTCGGCAAGGGTGACGTCAACCACTGGACGGCGTGGCAGATTCACGAAGAGACGTTCCAGGCACACCTGGAGCCGCTCGTCCAGATGATCTGCTCGGCGCTCACGCAGGGCTACCTCCAACCCGCACTCAAGCGCGCGGGCGTGAAGGATCCCGAGAAGTACGTTGTCTGGTACGACGCTTCCAAGCTGATCGCCCGACCCGACCAATCCGAAACTTCGCAGCAGCTCCACGCCGTCGGAGCGCTCAAAGCGTCGTCGATGCGACGTGCGAACGGCTTCGACGAAGACGATGAACCCGACGACGAGGAGTACGCCAAGCGCGTTGGTCTGTTGCTCCAGGTTCCTGAACTGGCGCTCACCGGCAAGATGCCTGATCCGCCTCCAGCTCCCGAACCCCCGCCTCAGTTCGGCGGCAAGCCACCCGAAGTCGATGAAGACGGCAATCCTCCCGATCCTGCTGATCAGGAGAAGCCCGCAGAGGGCAAGGCCAGTCCCGGCAACGTCACGAAGGGGACACCCGACTCGAAGACGCCGGGAGCTGATGCCCCTCCCAGCCCGAACGGCAGCGGCAAACAAGCCAAGAAGGGCACCACGGCAGCAGCCAGCCAGCGCGGGCACAAAGTCCCGATCGGCCAGCAGCTCGCTCAGCTCGACATCGACCTGATGACGCGCTTGCGCACGCAGATGGACGCCGTGCTCACGGAAGCGCTCACGCGCGCTGGCAACCGTGTGCTGAATCGTGCGTCCAAGGACCAGCGGTACAGCGACATCGTCACTGGAGTCCCGAAGGAGAACGTCGCAGGACGACTTGGTCCGGCGATCGTCGCGTCACTCAACCTCAACGACGATGATCTGCTCAAGGGCAGCTTCACAGCGTTCACGGCTCAGGCAGCGGAGACCTTCAAGGCAGCACAGCGGAGGCGTAACGAGCTGATCGCTCGCTACCTTCGAGAGAACGACGAGCGCGACTACGCCGAAGCGGACCAGCTCGACGAGACCTACGCCGAGCGCGATCGCACTGCTCGGGACTTCGGGGTCGCTGCGCTTGGGGTCGCTTTGCTCACGCTCGCATCGAAGCGGCTCTACGACCCGCTTGCTGATGCCCCCACAACTCAGGGCGAGTTCGATGGTGTGACCGTCCCCGGCGACATGGTTCGTCGCATCATTGAGTCGGCCGGAGGAACGGGATCGGGACTCCACGTCTTGAGTGACCAGACACTCACCGAGACAGCAGGCGGCATCGGAACTGGCGCCGTAGCGCGCGACATCCTCGCTGACAACGGAGTGCGGACGGCCAACTACCAATGGGTCTACGGACCGGCGATCCGCTCCACGTTCGAGAGCCATGCTGATCTCGACGGCGAAGAGTTCTCCGGGTGGGACGACGAAGCTCTCTCGGTGCAGCCGGGTGACGAGTGGCTCGGCGTTGAGTATTACCACCCCGGTGATCACAAGGGCTGTCTCTGTTCGGTCGCCCCCGTGTTCGACGGGATGCTTGCAGACTTCGACACCCAAGAAGCGATCACGGCCAGCCCCAATGGTCACCGCTAACCAGCGACTGGTCGTCGAGCTGGGCGACTACCCCGGCCACCCGTTCCGCGGAAACCAGTGGACGAAGGTTGACGCCGATGATGGTGATGGGTTCAGTGAACTCAAGAACGGTGTCGACCTCACCGATCATCATTACGCCGCCGACAAGGCTGGGTCCAAGTCCCCGCTGCTCGTCAACGACGAACGCATTCAGACGGGCGTGCCAATCAAGCTCACCGGGCTCCACGTTGCCGAGAACCGCGGAGCTGAAATTGTGAAGAATGGGTTCACCGACCCGATGCGCAGCGGTGGCAAGGCAGGAGCGGGAACGTACCTGCACATCGCCGGGGATCGCAGCGGTGACTACGCACACTTCGTGCGCGCCGGAAACGAATCCGCAGCGAAGAACCCGAATGCTCGCCAGATCAGTACCGACGTCACGCTCCAGAACCCCGTGGTGATTCGCCTCGGACTCGGTGCCAAGCTGGAGAACGAAGACCTGTACGACGCTCTCGCCTCGGCGCGCAACGAGCCACGGGACAAGGTGTGGGCCGACTCGACGACGCTCTCCAAGACGCTCACACGCGATGAGAACTTGGCGTCACCGATCGACCGTGCAATCACGAAGATGTTCCAGGAAGCCGGACACGACGGGCTTGTGATCCTCAAGCCGTCGGGCAACGGCGGGCACGGCTCGATGGCGGTCGTGTACGACCCCGAGAACATCACCATCAGGGATTCGAAGCCGCTCGGAGCCGGGAAGGACAAGACGCTCGCCGCGGCACTGGAGTTCGGCGACTACCCCGGCCACCCGTTCAGAGGGAACCAGTGGACGAAGGTTGAGGGTGAAGGGAGCAAGGAGTCAGGCTCCAGATTCGGTGATCAGACGACTCGTTTGATGTCCGAGGGCGGTCCTGCGCACGCTCCGTACATCCGCAGGATGAGCGAGCAGCTCGCCAAGTTCTCGAAGGTCACCGGCATCGCTCCAACGATCACGCGCGCCACTGGCAACATCGCTGACCGCCGCGGCGCACTCGCTGTCACGTCGCTCACCGAGAAGTATGGATTGCGAATCGACCTGAACCCTGAACTGCTGACGAAGGAGAACCTCGACGGGCTGTCCGACAAGAAGTTCTTCTCTCCGGGGACGAGCACTCCCGAAGGATTGATCACGCACGAATGGGCGCACGCTGCTGTTGCGCAGATGACGCACGACGGCGAGTTTGACAGCAGTTTCGGCGCTGGTGGGCGCTGGGACAGGTCCCCATACCCCGACACCGGTGACGTGTGGCGCCCATCGACTATTGCTGTTCTCGACGCATTCAGCAATGAGACCGGACAGTACGAGAAGTGGGAGTCCGCTGCGAACGATGTTTCGAGGTACGCGAAGACGAACGCGTCAGAGTTCCTCGCCGAGACCTACACCGACGGCAAGCTGAACCCCGGAGCTTCTGAGTACGCCAAGCAGTTTGCAGACTGGTTCGACGGGCGCGTCGCCGAGCATGCAGTCAACAACGATCCGATGATCAAGCAGACCCGCGAGTCGATCGCAGCATCTATCGATGGTGATTGGCAGCCTCAGTGGTTGGAGTTCGGCGATTACCCAGGCCATCCGTTCAGAGGGAACCAGTGGACTGACGGCGCTGGCGAAGAGAAGATCGACGTTGAGAAGTTCATCGCCGAGCACCCGCGCAAGGACGGCGAAGAGCTGTTCACCTGGCAAGGACGGGTTGTTGCCGACCTCTCACCGCAGCAGCAGAGCGACGTGCTGTTCCACGTTCGCGAGCGATACGAACCGAGCCCGGTCGTTGCCGAAGGGCTCAAGCGGTTCATCGAAGAGAAGGGTTTGCCCACCGACATCATCGACTCGATCATTGACACGCCTGTCGCTGTGCAAGAAGCCGACGCTGTTGCGCGCTACTTCGAGCGCACGCCCGATCAGTCCGATGATCCGAAGGTGATCGCTGCGTACGAGGATTTCAAGCGCCAGTCCGCAGAACAGTGGGACTTCATGGTCAAGCCTGAGTCCGAGGGTGGCATGGGCATCAGGGTCGAGTTCACCGACAAGGTCAACCCGTACGCCACGGCAGCGGACCAGGCGCGCGACATCAACGAGAACCGGCGAGTGGTGATTGAGTCCGGGCTCGGTGGGGCGCACGACGCCACGATGACGACTGAGGAATACGACCGCTTCCGAGCCGTGCATGACGTGTTCGGCCACGCTGGAATCGGTGGTGGTTTCGATCGACACGGCGAGTACCAGGCGTGGCTTGTTCACGCCGCCATGTACGAAGGCGCCGGACGCGACGCCATGTCGACCGAGTACCACGGCGTGAACTCGGCGTCGTGGTCTGGAGCAGAAGGGTCCCCAGGGACGGGCAAGAGCTTGCTGCTTCCCGAGAAGTGGTCGAACCCTCCGTGGGATCGCGAGGGGCTCACCGCTGCGGGAGTTCGTTCAACGAAGGCCGCAGAGAAGATCGCCTCCGCACTCGATCTCGACGCTGCGTTCGCTCGCCGATTCGACAAGCTCCCGTGGCACCCGCTCCCCAAGCGCAAGAGTGCGGAGTTCGGCGACTACCCCGGCCATCCGTTCCGCGGGAATCAGCACACTGACGCAGCCGGGGGTGACAAGGAAGACAGCGGCTTCGCCGAAGCCAAGAAGCCGAGGGGGAACTCCGATGTCGAGCGCCCGGAAGGAACGTCATCGTACGAGTGGGAGTACGACCTCCGCTCGTTGGAGAATCCCGACATCGCCGGGGGCACGCAGGGCAACCGCTCGCACCTCATCACGCCGATCATCAAGAACGCTGGCTATGACCCCGGAGACTGGGTTGATGAAACGACACAGCTAAACGAGTACGGCGACGAGCTGTGGCCGACGAAGCATCTCACCAAGGACTTCTTCGATGAGTACCCCGCTGTCAAGGCGAAGCTGGAAGAAGTCGCCAAGCAGCCGTGGACAGCCGAAGCGCACGGCACAACGGTGCGCGAAGGCGTCTTCGGCTTCATCAGACTTGCTGATCGGCTCTACGAACTCGGATCGAAGACAGCGTCCGGAATGGAGTTCGGCGACTACCCCGGCCACCCGTTCCGCGGAAACCAGTGGACGGATGGTGAAGGCGGCTCGTCGCTCGACGTCTTCAAGGGACCAGCGCGCACGAACGAAGCGACGATGTCAGCCTTCTCGAAGGAGATTCAGGACAAGATTTCTTCGAACCTAGAGAAGAAGTTCGGTGTCACCGCAGCGCAGGGCAAGGCGAACATCGAAGCGTTGCTCGACCGTGCGAAGGGCACAGCGGTGTGGGCAGCAGGATCGCAGTGGTATCAGAAGGCGAACGATGACGCAACGGAGATTGCAGCGCAGTTCGGACTGTCCGAGGAGACGATCGTCGGAGCGTTCGCTGCGATTAGTCCCGGAAAGTATTGGGACGAGGAAGAAGTCGAAGTGCGGGCGATGGCCGAGTATGTCGGCAGTGACCAGCCGCTCAATCTCTCGGACGACCGCATGGAACTGCTGAACGCTCAGCTCGAAGCGATCGGTGAGCGTGCGGAGAACGGAACGAAGTTCTCCGAGTTCAGCGATCGTGGCGCTGTGTTCGCCATGCGTCAGCAGTACCTCGATGACGGCGGCGCTGGCTGGGGGATCGGCAAGAGCTACGACAACTACGAGAAGGGCGTGTCGATTCTGCGGGGGGCCGATCCCGACGACGTGCTGAACGGTGTCAAGGTTCGCAGCTTCTACAACAACATCGGCAACCCGGACGACCCGAGTGACGTCACGGTCGACATTCAGATGGTGCAGGCGTTCGCCAACGACAAGCAGGCTGAGAACAGTTCGTCCGTGATGGGCGCCCCGTCCATCTCCCGCAAGGGTGAGGGCAAGACCGAGATCGGTCCGACCCCGCTCGTCGCTGATGTCTTGCGGGAGGTCGCTAGTTCCTATGATATAATTCCGCAACAGGCTCAAGCGATCGCCTGGATGCAGTGGAAAGCCGAGAACCCTCCGGCGTCGAAGCGATGAAGACCATGAAGAGACTCGATCCGTTCAAGGGTGTGGACCCTGAGAACGACCCCACGCCCGAGAATCTCTGGCTGACTGAGTTGATGAATGCCACCACTCCTGGAGAGGTAGAGCGCATTCGCGGGCGCAAGCCCATCACTGCTGCTGCTGCTGCTGATGGTGATTGGACGCCCCCGTTGGAGTTCGGCGACTACCCCGGCCACCCGTTCAGAGGGAATCAGTGGACGGATGGCGGCGGATCCAAGCAGAGTGCTCTCACGGCTGACCAGTTTGCCAAGAAGCTCGGGAATCAGACTGGCCCTCGACTCTTCAAAGCGCGTGATGCTGGACCTGCGATGGTGAAACTCATGGATGGTCGTCCCGAGTTGAAGGAGCAGATGGATGCGTTGTTAGCGCAACCAGGGACCAAGGACCGTCTCGACGCGTACTGGGAGAGCAACCAGCGTGGTCCGCGCCCAGACGACTACACGGCACTCGCGACCGAACGAGCTGACAACTACAAAGTCGAGTGGGATCGCTTCGGGTCCAACGAGCTGGGCGTCACGACGGTAGCGATTCAGCAGGCCACGGCGGACGAGTTCAGCGCAGTCTCTAGTGGGTTCAACAACTACCGCAAGGATGCTCTCGATTCAGAGACCAACCAAGAAGCGACCGACCTCACCTCATCCGAAGGAGAGATAGCGCGCGCGTACGTTCGAGCGGAGTACGACGCAACGCAGTCGTACTTTGCTGATCGTGGGCTCAAGCCAGACGACGAGGTCACACTGCTTCGTGGGACATCGCTCACTGATTCAGATGGCAACGAGCTTCCGATCCCAGCGGGATTTCCTCCCCGTGGTAGCGACACGGAGTCCAAGGTCGATACGACGTTGAACCCAGCATCGTCGTTCACCTTCGATCCGAAGGTTGCTGCGATGTTCGCCGATTCTTCTGCGGGCGGGTGGGTGTTGCGCGACACGGTGAAGGTGAGCGACATGCTCTCCATCCCGAAGATTGGCCGTGGCGTGGGCACCGAGGCAGAGGTTCTCGTCAAAGGCGGAACGCGTTCACTCGACGTGAAGTTCCGACCAGCAGAGTTCTGATGGCCTTCTACCTCGACGACCCGAAGATCCAACGCCGGAGTCGCAACCTCGCGCTCGCGTGGATTCCTCCGTGGGAACGAACGGAGTTCGGCGACTACCCCGGCCACCCGTTTCGCGGGAATCAGCACACTGACGCAGCCGGGGGCCGTCAGGCGACGAGTGACTACCACGATTCTGATGAGCCAGGCCCATACGGTAACGGGAAGGTGCTGCAAGCGAAGCACGACGGGAAGGTCGTCGGTGAGCTGGAACACAAGATCAGCGGTCGCACGCTGACGCTCTACAACATCAAGGTCGACTCCTCCGTGCGGCGCCAGGGCGAAGCGAGCAAGATGCTTGATCACCTCGTCGAGCGACACAACGTGGCTCGGGTGCAGGTTGCCACGACGTTCACTGATGATGGTCACGGTTGGATGCTCGATTGGGAACGGAAGCACCCAGATCTCATTGCCCCGAAGGACGACTGGGCGAAGCTGCACGACCGCATGTACGAGCGGAGGATGGCGGAGAAGACATCGGCGTCACTCACCGTCTTCGCGTACGAGACGTTCGGCGACTACCCCGGCCACCCGTTCCGCGGAAACCAGTGGACTGACGCAGCCGGGAACAGTGTCGCTGAGAAGAGCAACGACCCGCCCGAAGGGGCGAGACCCGAGTTCAAGGAGGGTGACGACTACGACAAGTACCGCCCGCGTGATCAGGCGTGGAAGGCGCAGATGGAGCGTGCGCTCTCGATGGGCACGATCACCGAGAAGGATGCCGAGAAACGCGGGTTCTACTCGACGTACTCCACCGACGGTTGGAAGCCGCTTCCCGACACGCTGTATCACGTCACGACTGCGAAGGACGCTGTCGAGCGCGACGGGCTCAAGACACGCGACGAACTGGACATGGGCAGAGGAGCTGGGCTCGGCGGCGGTGAGTCGGACACGATCAGCTTCACGACCGATCCAGACATCGCAGCAGCGGTTGAGTACGGACTCCGCGAGATGCACCAAGCCGCCAACGGTGAGATCACGCCCGCTGAGCTGATCGCACGCGCTGAACGCCCCGACGCTGACGAAGCACCGAAGCCGTTCGTCACGGACATGATGCAGTACCACGACAGAAACTGGCAGCCAGGACAGCCGTATCCCGAAGGCGTGCGCAACCTGCTCTCTGGTGAGAAGCGACTCAGCTATGCCGAGGGCGGCAGCATAACCAAGCCGACCACGGAAACAGAAGCGGCGGAGAAGGGCTGGCGTCCGGCTGACTCAGCAATACCGATCGTTGGTGGCGACGGCATCGAGCGTTACATGAACTGGGTCCGACCGATGACGCCTGACGAGAAGACCGAAGCAGAGGTCGACTGGTACAAGCACTATTCGTACTGGCGAGACGCAGCAGGTGGGCGCACCGATCCGTTGTTCTTCACCTCGGACACCAAGGCGCTCGCAGCGATGAACCCCGACCAGTTCGCCACGTTGAAGTTCACGCCAGCACCAGGAGCCCAGGGCTACCAGACAAGCGGCATGGCCGAGTGGCGCACCAAGACGGGCGACGCAGTTCAGCTCGATGGAGTTGCCGCAGCGTTGGAGTTCGGCTAAAAACCGCCTGACGAAACCAGGTGGCGCCAAATCTCGCCGGTATCGTCCGCGGTCATGGTCTCTATCGTTGCGCGCCGTGGGTACGAGCAGTTCTTGATCGACGCTGGTGAAGGCCGAGGGCAGGTCTTCGACGCCGTCCAGAATCGCCTCTTCGAACCGTTCGCCATCGACGACATCGTCGCCCGTGGCTTCTGGATCCCGACGACGACCTCGCTCATCGAGGCGAGCGTCATGGAGAAGATCGAAGCCGCGTTGCCGTTGGACACGGTCACCGCTGCGGGCAAGTCCGGCATCAAACGCGGCAAGGGTCCGGGTGAGTTCACGCTCACGCTGATCGACGAGGCCGAACCGACCATCGATGGTCGCGTGTTCGATGGCGACGCTGTGACGTGGCGGGACCCCCCGCTCTCGCTCATGTACCTCACCGAGAACGTGCGCGACGGGCACAAGGGCGCCAAGGTCGGGGGTTCGATCCAAGAGATCTGGCGCGAGGGTTCGAAGATCCTCGGCCGCGGCACGTTCGAGTCCGGTGACAACGGCCAGGAGCTGCGGCGGCTCATGGATGAAGGAGCGCTCACGGGTGTCAGCTCCGACGTCGGCGGCGCACTCGTCATCGACGAACTGAGCGAAGACGGTTCGAAACAGAGTCGGATCACCACGGGCAAGATCATGGGCGCCACCGTGTTGCCTTTCCCGGCGTTCGACGACACGCGCGCCGCCATCGCTGCTGCTGCGGTCATCGTTGCTGCGATCCCGGAGAACCCTCCGGCCGAGTGGTTCGAGAACCCGAAGCTCTCCGGACCGATGCCGTTCACCATCGACGAGATGGGGCGCATCACCGGACACGCAGCGCTCTGGGGTACGTGTCACATCGGCACGACCGGCCAGTGCATCACGCCGCCGAACTCGCGTCACGACTACGCCTACTTCCACACCGGCGAGGTGTTCTGCGCCGACGGGAAGCGTCGAGCCGTCGGAACGGTCACGCTCGGCACCGGTCACGCCAAGCTCGCACTCGGCTACCGACCTGCTGCGGAGCACTACGACAACACTGGCACCCAGGTTGCTGATGTCGTCACCGGTGAAGATGCTCATGGCGTCTGGGTCGCCGGAGCGCTGCGACCGAACGTCTCGCCGGAGCGCCTACGCGAGCTGCGTGCATCAGCACTGTCCGGCGATTGGCGATCGGTTGGTGGCGGACTGGAGTTGGTTGCGCTGCTCGCCGTCAACACGCCTGGCTTCCCGATCCCGCGCACGCGGGCGAGCTTCTCCGACGAGGCCCCGCTTGCGATGGTCGCAGCCGGGATCCCCGGCACCGAGCACACCCACGAACAGGAGACGCCCGTGGCCGAAGATGAAGCGACGACCGCCAGCGCCAACTCGAACTGCAACTGCGGTTCGGGTGAGGCGGAGCTGGCCGTCGAAGAGATGAGCGTCGAGGAGATGCAGTCCCTCAGTGATCGCCTCGACGGCATCGAGACGGCACTCACTGCCATCGCGACGCACGTTGCTGAGCGCACGCTGCGGGAAGCTCCGAGCTTGGTCTGAGGTCGTGTCCACTCCGAAGACACGCTCTCTGGAGGTCTACCAGGGGGACGACTTCGCCAAGGAGCTTCGCTTCGCGCGTGCGTTCGTCGAAGCGGATATCACCACCGGGTCCGACATCATCAGGAGCACTGGATGTCTTGGCCGGTTCGAGACGTACTACGCAGGCTCGGTGATCCGTGGCTACGGAGTCCCCAACGGCACGACACTGATCAGCGCAGCACTCACCGAAGCGCAGATGTCGGCCGTAGCCACCGAAGACGTTCCCTCAGTTGATGTGAAGCGATACCAGTACGCGATCGCTCCGTTCGATCTCACTGGCTACACCTTCCTCGCCCAGATTCGTGCGCAACCGCGTTGGGCGAGTCCACCGCTGCTGACCTTCTCGATGGGACTCGCTAACGCAGCAGTCGGTGAGATCACCATGACGGCGAATGACACTCAGACGACAGTGCTTCCGACGAATGGGTGGTGGGACTTCCAAGCAACGCTCAACGGGATCACCACGACGTGGATGCGCGGCCCCGTGATTTCAGGGCGCGAGATCTCGCGAGTCCCATGACCGACGTCCTGCTGATCCAGGTCGACGCGTCGAGCCCCGCCGACTTCGATGTTGCTCTTACTCAGGGCGAGTTTGACATCTTCGAGGGCGGTCCCATCGGACCTCAGGGACAACAAGGCCCAACTGGCCCAACTGGCCCCGCGGGCGTCACCGGAGTGACCGGAGTGACCGGCGCAACTGGCGTCGGCACGACGGGTGCAACTGGTCCTCAAGGCACAACCGGCGCAACTGGCGTCGGCACGACGGGTGCAACTGGTCCTCAAGGCACAACCGGCGTCACCGGCCCAGCGGGTGCGGGCGTGACCGGCGTCACCGGCGCAACGGGCGTGACCGGCGTCACCGGCGTCACCGGCCCAGCGGGTGCGGGCGTGACCGGCGTCACCGGCGTGACCGGCGCAACGGGTGCGGGAGTGACCGGCGCAACTGGCGTCACTGGCCCCGCGGGTGCTGGCGTCACCGGCGTGACCGGAGTGACCGGCGTCACCGGCGTGACCGGCCCGGCGGGTGCGGGAGTGACCGGCGCAACGGGAGTGACCGGCCCAGCGGGTGCGGGAGTGACTGGCGTCACCGGCGTCACTGGCCCAGCGGGTGCGGGCGTCACCGGCGTGACCGGAGTGACCGGCGTGACCGGCGCAACTGGCGTCACCGGCGTCACCGGCGTGACGGGAGTGACCGGCGCTGGAGTGACCGGCGCAACGGGCGTCACCGGAGTGACCGGCCCCGCGGGTGCTGGCGTCACCGGCGTCACCGGCGTCACCGGCGTGACGGGAGTGACCGGCGCTGGAGTGACCGGCGCAACGGGCGTCACCGGAGTGACCGGCCCCGCGGGTGCTGGCGTCACCG